CATCCGCCGCGCCGTGCGCGCGCTCAAAAACGCCAACTGCCGCCGCATCGACGGCGCGTTCCCGGTCATCATCCACCCCGACGTGGCCTACGACCTCATGAACGACCCGAAGTGGCTGGCGCCGCACCAGTACGTGGACACCGAGCACATGTACGAGGGCGAGATCGGCAAGATTGAGGGCTGCCGCTTCGTAGAGAGCACGGAGGCGAAGATCTTCCACGCAGAGGATCTTGCCAGCGACAGCCGCACCCTGCTCACGAACGGCGCAGTGAGCGGCAAGACCACCTTCTCGTTCGACGGCGGCACGGTCAAGTCCGGCGCGCTCGTCGGCCGTCAGGTGCTCATCGGCAACGCATGCGTGACCGTCACGGCCAACACCGCGAACTCCATGACCGTGGACGCCGCCGTCACGGCCGAGGACAACGCCATCATCTACCCCGGTGAGGCCGGCGCGCAGGGCCGCGACGTGTACGTCACGCTCGTGCTCGGCGCCGACGGCTACGGCACGACCGAGATCACCGGCGGCGGCCTCGAGCACATCGTCAAGCAGCTCGGCTCCGCCGGTACGGGCGACCCGCTCAACCAGCGCGCGAGCGTCGGCTGGAAGGCCACGAAGGTCGCCGTGCGTCTCGACGACAGTGCCATCCGCCGCATCGAGACCTGCAGCACCTACACCGAGTAAGAAATCCACCCCGTGCCTCCCGCCCACGCGGCGGGAGGCACCCATGCACACAAGGAGGAATACACTATGGCAACCAGAAAAAAGACCGACCGCACCGCCGCTGAGGCCTGGCTGAGCGAACCCGTGACCGTACGTCTGTTCCGCGACAACGGCAGCTATAAGGAGGACAAGGTCGTGACTGTCAACGGCGAGACCGTGCGCATCCCGCGCGGCGAGGACGTGACCATTCCGCGCCGCTTCGCGCTCGTGCTCGCCCAGGGTGAGGCACAGGATGCGCGCACCGGCGCACTCATCGAGCGCGAGACCGCCCGCTTTGCCGCCGAGAGCGGCGCGCTGGGGCTCTGACCATGGCGACGCTTCAGCAGGCGCTCACGCGCATCGACGCCATCTGCCCGAACGCGTGGGACGAGACGGCAAAGCTCCTGTGGCTCAACGAGTGCGAGAGCATGATCCAGACGCGCATCCTCGGCACGGCGCCCGAACAGTGCATCACCTACGACGCGGACACCGACCGCAGCACCAAGCTGCTCGTGCCCGCACCGTTTGACCGGCTGTACGTGTACTACGTCATCGCCATGTGCGACTATGCCGCGCATGAGACGGCGCACTACACCGACAGCATGATGCTCTTTAACGCCGCGCTCGACGAATACGCCAAGTGGTACCAGCGCACGAACGGTGCCACAGCCTCAACGCCGGGGCTGGTCAAAGAGATCGCCGCCAACACCAAGGCACGGCACACGCACAAAAATCTTGCGGTGCTTGACGGCATCACGGCGGGAAAAATGGCAGCCTGGAACGCGAAGGCGGACAAAGCGGCCGCAACACAGAAATCCGACGGCCTGATGTCGGCGGCGGATAAGCGCAAGCTCGACACCGTTGAGGCGCACGCCAAGGATGTGGACGTGGACGACACGCTGTCGCCGGTGTCCACGGCAGCGATCATGAACAAGACCGTGACGGCGGCGCTGAACACGAAAGCCGGTACGGCAGTGGCGACCACGTCCGCCAACGGTCTGATGTCCAAATCGGATAAAGACAAGCTGGACGGCGTGGAGGACGGCGCGACCAAGACCATCGTCGACGACGCCATGTCTGACACATCTGCCAACCCTGTGCAGAACAAGGTGGTCATGAAGTACATCGACAGCCGCGGCACTCTTCCGCCAGTCAGCACTCAGAACGATACGATGCTGATTCAGGTCGTGAACGGAGCCTATGCGCTGCGCACCAAAGAATCCATCTTCCCTGTCGATGACGCGCTGGACACCGAGTCCAAAAACGCCGTGGAGAATGGCGTCATTGCACGCACCCTTGAGGTAATTCAAGGGCACACGCAGCTTGCCAACGGCACACGTGATGGCCTAATGTCAGCGTCGGATTACACCAAACTGCGCAACATCGAGTCTGGTGCGACGAAGACCATCGTGGACGCAGCGCTTGACGCGACCAGTACGAACCCTGTCCAGAACAAAGCGGTCAAGGAAGCGCTGGACGGCAAAGCCGGAACGGCAGTAGCTACCACGTCCGCCAACGGCCTGATGTCGGCTGCGGATAAGACCAAGCTCGACGGCGTGGAGGCGGGTGCAAACAAGACCGTCGTGGACGTGGCACTGGATGCAGCGTCGGAAAACCCCGTGCAGAACAAGGCCGTCAAGGCCGCGCTGGACGGTAAACTCGATAAGACGGACGGCACACTGACCGGCAACCTGCGTGTCACGGGCGCGCTGTTTTCGGGCGACGGGCTGTCATTCGGTACTGGCGAAAATATCCACTTTACGAAAGCGGCGGACGACGCGGGAAAGCTTGCGCATGGCACGGCTGGCGTCGACGATACGGTTCCGCTTGCCCGCCTGAAAGTGGCTGCCCCGACCGAGGATGACGACGCGGCTACTAAGGCGTATGTAGATGGCAGGGCTGCCGGGACTGGCGCGGTGCGATACGACGCGGCGCAGACACTCACCGGCGCGCAGAAACTTCAAGCACGTAAGAATGTCGATGCGGCTGGTGTTAATATGCCGCAGTTTCAGGGCTTTTTGACACTATCCCCTGCGAGCGGAACACTTGGAGCTGGCGTTGGCCTGTCCCCGACCAGAGATGGCAATAATTTTGCACTTGATATTTCTGACGTGAATGAGGGCACACCCACAAAGCTGACCGGCGTGAAAACGCCGACCGACGCAGACACCAATGCGGCCGCGACCGTGGAATACGTGAAGGCTGCCGTTCCCACGGCCTTGAAAAACCCAAACGCACTGACGATCAAGATCGGCGGCACGAGCGTGACGTATGATGGCAGCACGGCGCAGACCGTGACGATCGCCGACGGAACGGAGGTGGCATACTGATGGCGAAGAAGCTGTATGAAGAAGCGTCTGTGCAGGACATTGCAGTAGCCATTCGAGAAAAGACAGGTGGCGCGGAAACGTATAAAGTCGAGCAGATGGGCAACGCGGTGCGCGGCATCGCTGGCAGTCCCATCGTCGATGATAGCTTAGAAAACACTGTCCAATACCGTCAGATGAACCTATCGGCGGCGGAGTTTATTGCCAATGTAGACTACAGTGAAAACGCAGGCGATTACTCCGTTACGAAGGTCACGCCGTATTACTCGGCTGCGACGGCCTACAGCAAGGAAGAACCGGATGGGTTGAAGATCAAAGTTCCGGCCAACACCGCACTCACGGTTGCACAGGGCAGTAAGACCAGAAGCGACGCGGTTTCCGGAGCTGGCGTGATCTACAACATGGAGCCGCTGAAGGCAGGGACAATCTCTTTCGGCGGTAAAATTTACAAAGTGGTGCCCGAAGGCGGTGTGCGTATGATCTACACGCCCAGCGTATGGAATGTCCGCGACCTCGGCGGTTGGGCTTGTACCGGCGGCCGTGTGAAATACGGGAAGCTGTTTAGGGGCGGCAACTTTGGCAGTATTTCCGCCGCCGACAAGGCAACGATTGTAGACTGGCTCGGCGTTGCAACGGATATCGACCTGCGCAACAACAGTGAGACCGGCGGCATTACTGTATCCCCGCTTGGCGGCAGCGTGGAATATTTCCATCAATCGCTGGATTTCTACGCCAACGCCGTCAGTACCAGCGCAGCCTCAGCGCGGACGGTAGCGGTCCTTAAAAAGGTGATGGCTTGCGTGGCCGCAAACAAACCGTGCTATTTCCACTGCGTGAGCGGTTCAGACCGGACGGGAACAATCGCCTACCTTCTGCTTTCGCTACTGGGTATATCTCAGAGTGACAAGGATAAGGAATACGAGCTGACGGCATTTTCGGACGAGGCAGACGGGAAACGGTTCAGGAACACCAACTACAACGCCACCAACGGAAACGGGTGGTACCCGCTCATCAAATACTTCCGGGACACCCACACCGGGGAGAATGACAATGAGAAGGTGGTGACGTGGGCGGTCGCCAATGGGATTACAGCTGCAGAGATCAACGCTTTTCGCGCGGCTATGATCTCCGGAGACGCCGGAGAAGTCGTTGTGCCGCCGCAGGAGTACACTGTGACCAATACCCTCACGGGCTGCACCAGCAGCAACGCTGCAACGACCGTAACCGGTGGTGATACTTACTATGCGACCATTACTGCCAGCAACGGTTATGTGCTCAATGGCGCGACCGTCGTGGTCAAGATGGGCGGCGCGGAGGTGACGGCACTGTACTACGCAGACGGGGTTATCAACATACCGGACGTCAGCGGGAATATTGAGATTACCATCACGGCGGCGGTGTATGTGCCGGGTTATACCAACGTGCTGCCGGAAGCCGTAGACCCGAGCACTAAGAGCGGCGTATGGGACGGAAAAGGCTATCGCAATGGCGCATATGCGTCCTCGGCAAAGCCGTTCTATGGCACAGATGCGGCCTGCTGGTGTACCGGCGCTATCGCAGTGCAGCCGTCTGATGTGATCTATGTCAAGGGCGCAACGCTCGAAGGTAGCGGGCATGAGCGCTTAGGCGCTTTTTCTGGCGCTACGGGCGGCTGCTATTTCTGCAAGCAGTTTGCAACGCTATCCGGCATGGCCACGGTGACAAAGCTGGGCGACAAATACTACAAGATAGTGCTCGATCCCAGCTACGCCGACTATGGCAACATTGGCTATATCGTGTTCTCTGCTCATGGCACGGGCGATGGCGTTGTGGTGACAAAGAACGAGGAAATCTTATAATGAGGCGGAGATGAAGGAGGTAACAGCAGATGGACATCGTCGAGGCTTTTGCCACGAAAAACAAGTGCTATCAGGTAGGTGCGCTGCTGCGCCCGCAGGGGCTGATGCTGCACAGCATCGGCACGCCGCAGCCGAGCGCCGCCATGCTGGCGCGGTACTTTGACCAGTACCAGCCGGGCGGGCAGTCGGTCTGCGTACACGCGTTCGTACAGGCAGACGGCACGGTATATCAGACGCTGCCGTGGGAGATGCGCGGCTGGCATTGCGGCGGCGCGGCCAACAGCACGCACATCGGCGTGGAAATGACGGAGCCAGACGTGAGTATGTCCTATGCCGAGGCGGCCGAGCAGGTCACGGGCACGTATCGCACGGCCGTGGCGCTGTTTGCGCAGCTGTGCGGGGTTTACGGGCTGGACCCGCTGGCCGACGGCGTGATCCTCGGC